TTGCGAAGTGCCAACACCAAAACGCTGCGCCAACGCCCGCTGAGTCATAACGCCACGCAAAGCACGCATCTCAAGCACTTGCTCATCGGTCAGCATCGCGTTGGGGTTGCTCTGGTTTGGCATGGGTTTGATGACGCGGCGGTCTTTTTGGATCATGTCCTGCACGTTGTCTTTTGCCGTGCCAGCAAACAAGTGCTCCTGATTAACGCAACGCGGGTTATCACACCGATGGCAGACATACATGCCGTATGGCACAGGCCCAAACTTTTCCTCGTAGGCATATCGATGCGCAAGGATGTTCTGCCGCGTACCGGCGACTTTGAACAGTCCGTATCCTGCCTTTAGGCTGGCACCAAGCCACTTAATGCAGCCGTTTCCGGCTGCGGTGGTTTTGCTCCAAAAGCGCGGGTTCATGATGTGATGGTTTGAAGTTCTGCGTTTGAAAGCCTTCTCGGATAGAAGGTTACTCGTCTAAGCCAACCATTTAGCGGAACAGATCCAGGACCGTCTCCGAGAGCAAGTCGAGTAATTGTTGGAAGCGTTGCAATAGGCGTAATGCCCGTCATTAGCGTTCCATTCACAACACCTGATTGATCTGATACAGCGTACGCAGCCGCCTGTTTATTGATGCCGGTAAGAGTTCCAGCTGTAGCTGTACCCGTGAAATTGCCGCCAGAAGAAACAAACCTAAAATCACCAACAGTGCCGGGAGTTTGCCTTCGCAACTGCATCCGATTACTGAGTGTCGTGTCGTCTAGGCTAACTAACGCTGGGGGGGTCACTGGGTTGACTCCCGTTGCAAGTTGCCCTTCAACGTACAAAGTACCCGAAGCGCTATTAAACCAAGGCGACAACGTATTCACTAAAGCCACATCGGCTGCACGGGTCAGCGCGGTGGTGGTGGTGGGGATGTAGCTGGTGGGGAAGGCTCCGGCTTCGAGTTGAGCGCCCCAGATGAACAGGCCATCTGTAGCTGCACTGTTGGTCGAATTAGCTACAGTTGCATTTGCGTCGTAAGTCAGAATTGCTACCGTTTGTATAGAAGTTCCGCTAGTGTCAGCAATCCCTGTAATCGTACAACGCCACCATCCGTTGCCTACTGATGTCGCGCTTGCAGAAGTAAACGTGCCATTACCACTTGCATTCCCCTGCGTTACAGCGCCGGTAGTTAAATTAAAAACTGCGCGGAAAAAATTATTTTGCGCAGCAGGGTTTCTAATGCGCAGTTGAATAAAGTTCAACCCGGCGTTTTTAACAAAACAAGTTAGCGTATGAGTGTTTGTGGTTGTTGCAGTAACTGACAAAGTAATTTGGGGGAACGTGGACGTTCCTACTGCAAACTTGTCTGCGTTTAAGGTGCCATCAGGGGAAATTTCAACGTCAGTTGTTAAAACTGAATTGGCGTCTTTTGTCCAGCCAGCCAAGTCCTGACTGTTTGGCAACAAATTCGTCCTCGCCTCCTCAATCAGCAGCCCCTGAGCCGCCAGCGTGCTGGGGTTGTAGTCAAACCGTGGGGCGTTGGTTGCTGCGCTGGTCAGCACACCAGCCGAGTCGAAGAACGTGCCAGTGGACGCTCGGGTGAAGGTGATCCTCGGGTCTAAGGCCGGCATGGCCGCAAAGTTGAACGACAGCGACGGCCTCCCCCCGCTGGCCATGTCCGGCAGGCCCACGCGGCCAATGTTCTGGCCCAGCACGGTCAGGCCCCGATCACTGCAAGGCGCTCGCCAGGCGTAACGCCGAAGTACTCGGTGGCCTCTGCCGCTAGGCGCAGCCCGCTGGTGGTCGCCGTCGGGTTGGTGCCAGATGCCAGGCAGGCCGGTGCGTCAGACACCACGCGCACGAACCGGGTGTTGGCCCCGAAAACGGCAGACTGCACGCTGCTGGTCGTGAAGGTCACCACGTTGGTGGTGCCCGGCAGTTTGGCCGCCTGGGGGACGCCGCCGATGTCGTTGGCGTTTTCGAGGTATTGAAATTCGGTAACGTAGAGCTTTGCCATGATGATGTCCTTTAGGCCGCGGCCAGGGTTGTGACGGTGCCAGAGCTGCCCTTGTACTTCAAGGCGCCCGAGGCGACGAACAGGATGCCGCCGCCCGTGGGCGTTGCAGGCTCTGAAGAATTGGCAATGAACTGCAGCGGAGCCGTGGCGCTGAACATGATCTGCTGCACCGCGACGATGGCCGAAGGCGTCACCGGCCTAGTGGGGCTGGTGCCGGCGGCCAAGTACTGCAGGAAGGCCTGAGTGCTGCTGGCAGACCAGTAGAGCTGCAGGTTGTCCCCAGCGGCCAAAGTGACCACTATGGTGGTCGCGGCGATCAGCGCTCCATCGGACCCACCGTGCTGGCCTGGAATGTCGAAAATCGAATTGGTGTTTTCCAGATCCTCGCCGTTCTTGCGCAACCAGACGCGAGCGGTCTGGATGTTGTTGCTCGAGTTGTGCAGCTGCAGCGAGAACGAAAGAGCGAAGGTGCCGGCCTCGGCAAAGGTGATCTTTGAGCCATCGACAATTGAGATTCCTCGGCTTTCCGCCGTGGTTCCCAGCGCCACCGCATAGGCTGTGGTCGCGGAGGCGATGGTCTGGTTTGTCAGACTCACAAACGACCCGTAGGCCCCGAGATCCCCGCCAGGCCCCTGCGGCCCGCGTTCGACGATGGTGACGATGCTCATTGCGTGACCTCTGCGCTGATGCTGATGGTGCCCCGAATCAGGCGATAGACCAAGCCGCCTGCGGTGACGATCTCCAGATCGTACTTGCCGAAGCTCCAGGTGAATGCGGCCGACTCTGCGGCTGTGATGGTCAGCGTGATCTGCCCGAGATCGCCTGCGATTGCCAGCTTGCCGTTTGCCGTGGTGGCCTCAAAAAGAACCGTCGTTACGTTGGTGGCAGCGCGGACCTGCATGCGCGCGGTGGCGCCGCTCAGGTTGATGGCCGCTCCGTCGTCATCCGTCCAACGGATGATTTGCTCGTAGCTGGCGCCTTTTTCGACGCTGAGATTGTGGACTTCGGCGCTCATGCTTGCTCCAGAAGCCGCTGATCTATCGCGGCATGAATCTGGCCCTGTTGCTCTTGCCCAAGGCCGGAAAACTGCACCGACACGATGCGCCTCTGCTGCTCGGCGATGACTTCGGTTGGCATGGCCGCACCGATCATGCTGGCCAGAATGTCCAGCTCGGCCACGACGTCGGCTAGGTTGAAGTCGCGCGACCAAGAAATCTGCGGCGCGGTGGTCAGGCCCAACCACTGGCGCGAAAGCTCCCAGGCTCGTCGCTCCAGGCTCTCCATCCTGCCGGCAAACTTCGCCAGCTCGGAGTTCAACGCTTGGAACCGCATTTGCAGGGCCAGGCCGGATTCGCGCTGCGAGGAGGACGCGATCACCAAGCCTATCTCGTTGATCTGATCCTTCAGCGCCGCAATGCGGTCCAGGTAAATCCGCGCAGGGCCGTCCGGTGGCGCGATGAAGGCCGGCGTGCTGCCGCTGTGCACCATCAGGTTGCTGCTGCCGATGGTCTCGCCGACGACCTGCGCAGCCTGGACTTTCTGGGCGTCCGTGGAGTTCTCGGACACCTGCATGGTCAGCAGGCTAAACGTCTGCGAGCGCAGGATTTCGTCCAGTTCGCTATCCAGGTTGAACATCCTGCGCGACAGGTCCGCGATCGGCGAGAACGGGCCGAAGTATGGGAAATCGCCACCCTCAGTGAAGATCAGCAGCGGGCACTCCGTCAGTGGGTGCTCACCCTGGGCCAGGATGCGCAGCTGGCCATCTATGGCACGCCAGGAGGTCAGGTCAAAGTGCCATGTGCAATCGACTCTTTCGCCGGTCTCCAGCGTGAAATTGCCAGAGAACTCCGCGTAAGTAAACTTCCCGTCGTCGCCGATTTGGTAGTCGGTAAGCAGCTCGGGCTTGATGCTGGTCCAGTACGGCGCAACCCTGGAGCGCACCTGCTGCTCAAGCGTCGGCGCCATGGCCGGGGGCATGTCAACCAGCAGCAGCATGCTGCCGCGCGCCTTGGCCTCAACCACAAACTGAGACCAGAAACTGTCGATGGTGTTGCCCTTGCCGTCAATGTCGGCGGCCATCGCCTCGTACAGCGGATTGGCCATGGCGCGCACGGCGGGCCGACTGGCAAGGTATCCAGCGAATCGAGAAACGACCTGGGCCAGCGGCGAGGCGTACCAAGCGATCTCATTGCGGCGCGCGTACTTGGTTTCACTCTCTCGCGGGTACTGGATCAGGTACGACGACGCCACCGCGATGGGGCGTGCCTTGCTGTCGAAGCTGATAAGAGGGCGAAATGGGCCGTCGCCATTTAGCGCGAAGCCTATGAATTTGAAGCGCGTTATATCTTGATTGGCCATATCACTGGTATATTGCAGGTTCGTTTCACTTTAACTCACCGGATTTACCAATGAGCATTAATGAACTACTCGCACAGAAAGCAGAACTCGAGCGCCAGATCGCCGAACAAACCCGCGCGGAGCGGGCGTCTGCGGTCTCGCAGATCAAGACCCTGATGTCTACCTATGGCCTCACGCCTGGCGACATTGTGACCGACTCCGCGAAAGTTGCAAAGAGTCCGATCAAAGAGAAGTCTACGCCTCGCGCCACCGTCGCGCCTAAGTACCGCGACGACGCTGGCAACACTTGGACCGGTCGCGGCCTGAAACCCCGGTGGCTGACCACGGCACTGGCTGCCGGCGCAACGCTTGAGCAGTTTGCAATCTGACGGAGAAGACGATGGACATCGAAAACCTCAAGGAAGCCCTCGGAGACGAGAAATTTACCGCGCTGAAAAGCTACGTCGATGATCTGCAAGGGCAACGCGACACGGCGCGCCAGGAGTCGATCAATGGCCGTCGCGGCATGAAGGACAAGCTGGCCAAGCTCGAAGCGGACCAGAACGCGCTGATGGAGCGCTTGGGTATTGATAGCCTAGAGGATCTGGATCTCTTGCCCGACGCGAAGGGCGCAGCAGAGGCCGCGAAGCAATACGACGCCAAGCTCAAGCGCATGGAGCGCCAATTGCAGGAGGCGACAACTCAGCGCGACGAGATCAGCGGCAAGTTTCGCGGCAGCTTGCAAAAGGCCGCAATTGCCGAGGCTTTATCGGGCCATGAGTTTGTCGCGCGCGATCTCGTCGAAACCTTTGTTTCACAGCGCCTGACCTGGGAAGGAGATGACCTATTGTTCAAGTCTGAAGATGGGCGTATGATTCCGGTCAAGGACGGGATCGCAGGGATTGCGAAGGCCCGTCCCGAGCTGCTTAAATCGACCGGCACGGGAGGTGCTGGAGTCCGTGCGTCCAACGCTGGAGGCGGTGGACCCAAGACCATGACCCGCGCCGAATTTGAAGCACTCGCACCCGCTCAACGGGTAGAGGCTGCAAAGTCAGGCGTCCAACTCGTCTAACTTTCTGGAGTTCTTACCATGGGTGCCACCCTTACCAATCTCATCCCGACCCTGTACAGCAATCTGGACGTTGTGTCCCGTGAGCTGGTTGGTTTCATTCCGGCCGTGACGCTGGACGCGCAATCCTCGCGCGCCGCGGTCAACCAGTCCGTGCGCTCGTTCGTCGCGCCTGCCTCCTCGGCTGGCGACATCACCGCAGGCGTTACGCCGCCCAACGATGGTGACCAGACCATTGGCGACATGGAGATCAAGATCACCAAGGCGCGCCGGGTGCCAATCCGCTGGACGGGCGAGGAGGAGCGTGGTTCCGGCCCTGCTGCTGCTGCCATTCAGGGCGCGCAGATCCAGCAGGCGATCCGCACGCTTTGCAACGAGATCGAGGCCGATCTGGCTGCCACCTACATCAGCGCATCTCGCGCTGCCGGTGCGGCGACTACGACGCCTTTCGGCACGGCTGCCGACTACACCGCGGCCTCGCTGACTCGCAAGATCCTGGCCGACAACGGCGCACCGCTGACCGACATGCACTTGGTGGTCGACACTGCCGCCGGCGCGAACCTGCGCGGCAAGCAGGCCTCAAGCTCCCAGGAGTTCGGCGACGCCATGCTGCGCCAGGGCGTGCTGCTGGACATTAACGGCATGATGGTGCGGGAGTCGGCGCAGATCAAGACCCACACCAAGGGCACGGGCGCATCGGCGACCACGAACTCGGCCGGTTACGCGGTCGGAGCTCTCACGATCACCCTGGCCTCTGCTGGCACGGGTACGATCCTGGCCGGCGATGTGATCACGTTTGCGGGTGACAGCAACCAGTACGTCGTGGTCACTGGCGACGCTGACGTTTCAGGCGGCGGTACTGTGGTTCTGGCCGCTCCAGGCCTACGCCAGGCTATCCCAGCATCGGCGACTAACATCACTGTCGTAGGCACTTCGGTTCGCAATATGGGCTTCAGCCGCTCGGCCATCGTGCTGGCGCAGCGCCTGCCGGCCCTGCCCGCTAACGGCGACCTGGCCTCGGACCGCACCTCCATCGTGGACCCGCGCTCGGGCCTGTCGTTTGAGGTAGCGCTGTACCCGCAGTACAGGCAGATGCAGTGGGAAATCAGCTGCGCCTGGGGCGTGAAGGTCATCAAGCCCGAGCACGTCGCCATCCTGCTGGGCTGATGCCTCAAATCATCGAAACCGTCCGCGTGATGCCCACTCACCCGTCTCAAGGTGAGTGGGTCATCATGAACGCATCAGATTTTGACCCTGCCGTGCATCGACTGTACGGGGCAGCGCCACTTCCTGATGCTTCACCGCAACCAGCAGAAATGCCCAGGCGGCGCGGACGACCGCCAAAATACCTGAACCAGGAGCCCAACGATGGCAACCGCTGAAAACGCGAAACTCCAGTACGAGGCGGGGCAGACCTCCACCTCGATGACGACCCTGACGAACTCAGGGGACGAAACCACCTTTACCAGCTCGGCCTTGCTGTGGTCCAAGCGAGCGGGCTATGCTCCTGTCGTGCTGCCCAACGGCCTGCTGACGGGCGGGGCAATCACGCCTCACGCATCTGACAACGACAAGGTCAACGTCGCCGCCCTGACGCTGAACCTCAACGGCGTCGTCACCAGCGTCAGCGCCGGCACCGCGACGATCACGCGCGGCGTCTCAACCGACACGCACAACATCACCAGCATTACCATCAACTCCAGCGGGGCCATTGCGGCAGTCTCTGGCGTTGACAGCACGGCGTTTTCCGAAACGCGCGGGGCCAACGGTGGGCCTCCGCTGATTGCGGTGGACTCGGTGGAAATTGGCCAGGTTCGCACTAGTTCTGTGAGCGCTGCGCTGGTGACCGCCGCTGAGATTTTTACGGTGGTTGGCACGCACACGGAGCGCGCAGATTACCCGCTGTTCGACATCAACTACAGCGCAGGGTCTGTGACCTTCCTGGCCGCGCTGCCGGAGATCCACACCGGGCCAGTGCCGAAACGTGTCTACGCCTCGTTTGCTGCGCCGATCTTCTCCGATGTGCAGCTGGCATCGGACTTCGTGCCGCCCGAGACGACGCACTCCTTGACCTCCGTGCAGGTCTACGGCAGCACGCTGGGGTCCACCGCGTCCACGCTCAACCAGGGCAGCTTCACGGCCTACCTGCAGGACGGCGTGGCTGATGGCCTGGTGCAGCTGAAGAACCAGGACCTTTGGTTCAAGTTCTTCCCTGACCGCTACAAGGCGCCGTATCTGTTGACGCAGGGCAAGCTGGGTGTGTCGCGCACCTTCCCGGCCGGCGACAGCATCCAGGCCGCCTGCACCATTTCCGCCACGGAGCGCGCAACTGAGGTGGGCTGATGTTTGATCTGAATCGATTCGAGCAGGCAAGGTTCGAGTCGAAGAAGGCGCGAGTGGCTGTTGAGGCGCTCGCGTTTTTTTTCGACGAAGGCGAAGCACCGGAGTGGGAGGTCCGCGGGCTGACCGCCAGCGAGCTGCACACCGCACTGGAGGCCGAAAAACGGCAATCCAGCATTGACAGCATCGTCAAGGCGATAGCCACCAAGGCAGACCAGGCCAACGCCATCCGGCAGGCCCTGGGCATCAGTGGCGACACGCCTGGCGAGATTGCCAAGCGCTTGGAAATCCTGGTGTCCGGCTCGGTTTCCCCAAGGATTGACCTGGCCGCGGCGGTGAAGTTGGCCGAGGCTTTCCCGATCGAGTTCCTGATGCTGACCAACAAGATCAGCGAGCTCACAGGCCAGGGCGCCGATCTTGTAAAGCCAAGCGCCGCCTCGCAGAAGACCCAGGACTGAGCGCAGCGCTCGCATTCCTGGAACTGCGCGGCGGCTACCTCTACCAGCACCGCCCAGACATCATCCCGCAGGGTTTTTTGACCGACGAAGAACTGACGATCTGGGCGGCGTACTACGAGAAGAAGCAGCAAGATGGCCGACATTCAACAAACCGTTGAGCTGATTTTCAGGGGTCAGAACCAGACCAATGCGGCTATCGCTGGGATTCAGCGAGACCTTGCAGCGCTGTCTGGCAATGCTGATACCTCAACCAGGGCGCTGAACGGCACCAACGACCAGCTAGAGCGAATCGGCAGCAACAGGGCCGGCATTGCGTCTGCAACGGTAGCGCTGCAGGCCCTGGCGGGCTCGCTGGTCATCAAGGACTTCATCGACGCCAATGTTGCGGTTGAACAGTTTCGCAACACGCTGAAGCTGGTCACAGGGTCAACCGAGGCGGCGAACAAAGAGCTGGACTTCATCACCAGCACCGCCAACCGGCTTGGCGTTGAAGTTCGCGGCGCGGCAGGCGCCTATGCCTCGTTTGCGGCGGCGGCCAAGGGCACGGCGGCTGAGGGCGAAGGTTCGCGCGTCGTCTTCGAAGGGTTTGCCACGGCGTTTGCTGCACTTGGCACCAGCAGCGCGGATGTAACCGGCGCCTTTACCCAACTGGCCCAGGGCGTCAGCAAGGGCAAGTTTGAGCTTGATGATCTGAAGTCTGTTGCAGAGCGTCTGCCGGGGTTCTTCAACACTTTCGCCGACTCGCTGGGCGTCACCAATGAACAATTCTTCGACCTGATCTCCAAGGGCAAGATCGGAATCCCTGAGCTGATCAAAGTCGCAGAACAGCTGAAGACGCAGTTCGGCTCGGCGGATTTCAGCAGTTTCAATAATGAGCTTGCACGGCTGCGAAACGAAATAACCAAAACGCAGACATTACTTGGCGATGCAGGCGCGTTTAATGTTTTGACTGGAGGAGTTAGAACTGGGGGATTAGCCGTTGGAACTTTGGCCGCCGGGTTTGATTATCTTAGTGGTACAACATCGGCGTTTTATAAATTCATTAAAGGTGATTCATCCTTAGACCAACTTGAAAGAGATTTGCAAAATGTAGAGCTTCGCGCAATTGACGCAAGTGATGCACTTACAGGACAACTCAATCAAAGTCTTGCAGAAACAAATCGTTTGTCTCGTCAGGCCTTAGAGGCCGCTAATAAAATTGGACCAGATCAAACCACAGCGGAAACTGCGCGTTTGCTTCGGCAAAACTCACAGGCTGTGCTAGATGAAATTCAGAACTCTGTTAAAACTCTAAACAGCCTCAAAGACATCAATCTTTTTGGCGAAAACCTAACAAAAGCGTTTCTTGAAGGCAAATTAACAGCTAGTGATTTTGAAAAAGCTGTTGTCTCCCTTGGCAAAAAACAGGGTGAGCTTGGTTTACAAAGCCAAAAAACCTCAAAAGAATTAGAGAACACTACAAAAAACGCCCAAGATTACGCCGCCAAGCTCCAGAGCATTGCCTCTAACGAGCGCATCAAAGTCATTGAGTCGCGCGTCAAGCTCGAGATTGCCCAGGCCGTTGCTGATGCCCAGAAATTCGAGTCCGCGCTCAAATCACTTTCAGCGACGGTCGAATCATCCGGCGATGTCATCAGTAGCATCTTCGGCGCATTCGGGGACATTGAAGGGTTCTTCGGTCTGGAGAAGCTCGAACTGGTCCAAGACCAGTTGAAGATAGAAAACAAGATTAGGGAACAAGCGTTGGATTTGCAGAGACAGCTCATTGAATCCCAGATCAATCTGAATCAATCAAGAACGGCATCTTTGCAGCGCGGCAACGCGCTGATCCAGATTGATGGGAAAGGTCTGCAGCCGCACCTGGAGGCGTTCATGTGGGAGATTTTGAAGACCATCCAGACCCGCGTGAATGCAGACGGCCTCGAGCTGCTGGTGGGGACTTGACATGCTGATCCGACTGAGCACCCCGACCTTCGACCCGCTGGGCGTCATTGAGCTGGAGGTCAACGCGGAACGTTCCGACTTCGGCGAGGCCCGCAGGCGCGTGACGCGCGTGGCCACGCTGGACGGCGGCGCGGTCTTCAACGACTTTGGCTTGGCGCAGGCCGACAAGACCATTGAGCTCGTCTGGGCCATCGCCTCCAAGGCCCAGCAAGACGCTGTAGAGCGCCTGGTGAGGCTGTACGCGCTGGTCCAGGTCTCTGTGCCGACGGGGGTCTTTTTAGCCGCCCCAGAGGCCTACACATCCACCCAGAGCACCGGCACGCTGACGCTGTTGGTGAAATCCAAACTTTCAGGAGATTGACATGGCAGTGCCATCAGTTGCAACCTATTCCGTAGATGCCAAAGAAGAGGCGCACAAGGCATTTCGTGATCTGATTGACGCCGGCTCCGCTGCCGGCCGGCTCAAAATCCGCGATGCGAGCGACGTGCTCCTGGCCAACATTCCGTTAGGCGACCCGTGCGGTACTGTAAGTGCCGTCACCGGAGTTTTGACTTTTGATGTCACGGCAGCCGAAGACTCAAGCGCAGACGCGACCGGCACCGCGGCATATGGCGAGTTCACCGATTCAGATGACAATGTGCACCTGAGCCTGCCAACCCAGGCCGGTACCGCAGCGGTGAGCGGCAAGCTGGTGCTCAATACCCTGTCGATTGTTTCTGGTGGGCCTGTGACGCTTATTAGCGCAACCATTGGATAACAATGTCTGGCGACATTTACTATAACAGCGTTTCGCTTTTGCTCCACATGGATGGGGCAAATGGGAGCACTACGTTTACAGATAACTCGCCAAGCCCGAAAACAGTCACGGCTAATGGCAATGCGCAAGTAAGCACAACGCAATCAAAATTCGGCGGCGCATCTGGATATTTTGATGGAGCAGGTGATTATTTATCAATACCTGATTCGGCGGATTTTGATTTTGGGTCTGGTAATTTTACTATAGAATTTTGGATTTATTTTAGCACAACAGGACAAACTCATCTTATATGCGGACAAGCCGATTCTTTTTTGTCTAATGGTACAATTCCTTTTGCATGTTCAAGAACAGCGACAAATTATATTATATTTGAGGCTTACAGCGCATCTACAAATATAATTACTTTACAAACAACTTCAACAGTTACATCAAGCGTTTGGTATCATGTCGCAATAGTTAGAAATTCAAACATCTTTAAGCTGTATCTTAATGGAATTGAACAACAATCTGCAACTTCCTCTTCAGCTTTAAGTAATAGTACAAACCCTTTTTCAATTGGTAGATTGGGACTTTATAATGGTTTCTTTTTTTCAGGTTATATTGATGACTTTAGATTAACAAAAGGTACAGCTCGCTATACATCAAATTTTACTCCACCATCACAAGCATTTCCAAATAAAGCTCCAGATCCTGAAATTTATTTCGAAGAATCTGGCCCTCTTGGCAATGTAAATATACTATCTGCGCTTGAAGTACAAGCAGACATTACTGATTTTGGACCATTAGGCCAGCCTGCTGTTTTATCAAATAACATTTGCGGCTTAATTTCTGTTCCTAGTATTTTAGCATCAGCATCATCGTTAGTTTTTCATTTATTCGGGCAAGTTCAAGTTGCATCACCACTCGGTGCTAGTAATAGTTTATTGAATCATGACTTTACTGGCCAGCTTGGCGACGCGACGACCTACTACGTGATGGACCTCACCACGCCAGGCGGCACGGTGCGGGTGCCGATCTCGAGCTGGCAGGCCACGCTGCAAACCGGCCTGAGCAACTACGTCCAGTGCGTGGTGCCCGCGGTGTCGGCCTACGTCTCGGCCATCAACTCGGCGACGCAGTTCAAGATCTCGCGCCTGGTGGACGTGCCGGGGCTGGCCGCGCCGCTCACATACGAGATGGCCACGGCACCGGTGCAGACCACGACCTTCGACCAGGGGCCATTCCGCTACACCTGCACCATCAGCGGCTACAGCTCCGGCTTTGCCCCCAACGAGACCCCTCCAGCGGCCTACAACCGCATCATGCAGGGCATCAGGTCCATCAGCATCAACCAAGGCGGCACGCGCGTGCGGTGCTCAATTGACTGGCTGCTGCGGCCGGCGCAGCGGGTCTTTGCCAGCTCTGAGGAGTTCGTCGTGTCCTATATCAATTACTACGTCGGCGATGGCGACGCCTACATGGAAGTCGGGGAGCGGGCCTGATGGGGCGCGGCACAATCCTGGCCGACCTGGGAGAGGGCCAATACACGATCAAGCTCGACTTCGGCGAGTCGCGGCTTGCGGCGCAGTTGCTGCTGCTGACAGGCGCCAACTCCGAACTCGACACACAGATCGCCGCGCAGCAGGCCAAGGTCAACACGGCCCAGAACGCGCTGAACGCCAGCAACGCCGCGCTGGCTGTTGCGATTGAGGCCTACATCACAGGCAACAGCTCACCGAATCTGCTGCCACCGGTGGAGACCGCCAAGCTGGACCAAGTGGCCAAAGAGGAGGCCCTTCGCATGGAGACTGTTGCGCTTGGCAAGCTGCAAAGCGCCAAGGCCAACAACCTGCGCAAGATCGACCAGCTCAACAGCTACCGCGCAAGCCTGACCCTGAACGCCTGGTGTGCAGATTACACGGAGGCGGCCTCTGGCGAGGTGGCCACGCTCGAGATCCCCAACGAGCCCAAGACGGTGCTGATCGCGCCCGGAGGACGGGCGCCTGTCGATGCTGACGGCGAGCTGCGCATGCGGGCCTTGATGACGCCCCCCCAGGCCTACTACAACGCCGCCATCCTGCCAGGCTGGCAGAAGTTCAAACCGACATATCGCAGCGGCGTGATCACCGCAATCAGCGGCGACACGGCGGATGTGCTGCTGGACGAGGCCAAGTCCAGCGCCAGTGACATCGCCGACATCGGGCTGGTTAACGTCGAGTTTGATGTGAACCAGACGACAACGCTTACCAACGTGCCGATCGTGTACCAGGACTGCAATGGCACCGTGTTCGAGGTAGGTGATGGGGTGGTCGTTCAGTTCATGTCGCAGAGCTGGAGCGCGCCACGAATCATCGGGTTTTTAAGCAACCCAAAATTATGTAATAAATGGTATTTAATTGCTTACATTAGAATAGCATCAACTAATGGGCCAATTAATTACGAATGGCAAGCAGAATATGATTATGAAAATCAAAAAATAATTAGTAATTTTTTGTATACAAACAATTTTAGTGGATTCTATAATTTTGCACAAATTCATAATTTTGTCGACGGTAACGATAAAATATATGTTAGCTTTCAAGAGGGCGGCAGAATAGTCAAGATTCAAAAAGCGCCCGATTACATGAGAATATGGCAAACATCAATTAATGATAATGTGTATGCGGTCACAGCAAAAAAATACAACGGCACTTGGTGGATTTTTGCCGTTACAAGAGGATCATCGAATAGCACACAAGATATTGAAAAAGTTGCAAGATTAAATTTTGACGACGGTTCTGTTTCTGTTTTGTTGCAAAAAACTATTAACAAAGTTTTGGCTCCAGATGCTTTGAGATTTTTGAAAAGTCAAAATGGAAATCAAATTGTCGCGCCTTATGAATACTTTGAAGCGTTTTCTGGATTTACGCCAATAATAAGATATACAGATAAATTTGCAAATAGTAAAACGCAAAACATTGCTTACAATTTATATACATTTTCAAATAATACAGTTTCTGCATCTTATGACAACAAAGATGCATCTTCTACTTTTAACGCTCATTTTTACTTCAACAACAACTTGTTACAAAAATATCAATATAACAATTTTTACCCAAATATTGGTAGAACATATCCAATCAATCCACAAGCAACATTTACAGATTCTATTTCTGCTACAGACTCAGAAAGTAGACTTTCATCTGTATCTGCAACATACACAGCAAATAATTATGACACTTTAACAAATGATTTTTTTGGATCAGTTAACAATACAATTAAAGTATTTTATGATCCAGATTATAATATAAGCATTGACAACATAGTTTCATTAAGTTATGTAAGTACGCTTTTTCCAGTAGGAGATTCATTTACAAGGGGCGTTTCACAAACTTATACAATTTCATATTTGTATAACAATAATCTTTTAACAACATATACAAAAAGTAATGACTTTGCATTGTCTTCTGACGGATATTTGCCTAGCTTAACTTCATACACTGTATCAACAAACAAAGCCGGCCCATATTTTTCAAATAATGTTGCAATTGCATATTTGCCAAGTATATATGCTTTGTCGTATTATTATTTGAACAATGCAGGCAATTTTAACGGTATGCAACAAAGCAACAACTCAAAAATCACTAAATTATTTGAAGACGCATTAATTTTAGACAATAGGCAAAATCAATACATTGAATCTATATCGTTTTCTTTAGAATTTAATTCTATTTTGTGAGATTTGTATGAACTTCCAAACCGCATTTGCCCTCCTGCTCGGCCACGAAGGCGAGTTCTCAGACCACCCGGCTGACCCAGGCGGCAAGACCCGGTATGGCGTGACCGAGGCCGTCGCCAGGGAAGTCGGCTATACCGGAGACATGCGCGAGCTGCCGCTGGAGCTGGCGCAGCGTATCTACCTGGAAAAGTACTGGAAACCAATCCGCGCCGATGATCTGCCGCCTGGGATCCGATACGCGGTTTTTGACGGCGCAGTCAACAGCGGGCCTGGCCAGGCGACGCGGTGGTTGCAGCGCGCGCTGGGCGTTGAGGCTGATGGCGTGATCGGGCCTAAGACTTTGGCCGCAGCGTATGCGCAGGATTCGAACGCATTGCGCATGCGCATACTGGCCCAGCGGCTGCGATTCATGACATCTTTGACCAACTGGCCAGCGTTCTCCCGCGGCTGGGCGCGCCGAATTGCTGACCTGATGGAGGGATGATGGATTTCGACTGGAAAAGCGTTGTCCGCACCGTTGCGCCTGGCCTCGCTACAGCCCTTGGCGGGCCGCTGGCGGGGGTAGCTGCGTCCGCCCTGTCTGACGCGCTGCTGGGCCGCCCTGATGGCTCGGAGAGCGATATATCTCAGGCAATGGCCATCGGTGGCGCGGATGCGCTGGTCAAGATCAAGGCGGCCGAGCAGGCATTTCAAGTGCGGATGCGGGAGCTTGACATCGACTTAGAGCGCGTGCACCAGGCCGACCGAGACGGAGCTCGGCAGCGAGAGGCGGGCACTGGCGACACTTGGACCCCGCGGCTTTTGGCCATGGGCATCACCGTGGGCTTTTTCGGCGTGCTGGGCTGGCTGCTGACGCAGGGCAAGCCCGAGACCGGAGGCGACGCTCTGCTTGTAATGCTGGGCGCCCTGGGCGGCGCCTGGGCCTCGGTGGTCGCGTACTACTTCGGCAGCTCGGCCGGCTCGCGTGAAAAGACCGCTTTGCTCGGCGGCAAGTGACTCGGGCATTGCTCGTCTTCCATTACCCAGGCGCCCATCCAAATCTGACGCTCATGAGGCGGAGACAGCCTGCGCATGCAGTTGTTGCATTCTGCGCGGTGGCTGCCGGCGCAGCGGGCTGTGTCGGCCGAGAGTTGCCTCATGATGCCAACAGGCTTACAGCCAGAATGATGCATAGCACTGCCGCTACAACTGCAGCCAGATAGACTGTGGCTCGTTCGATGCTCAAGTCTGCATCATCGTCTACGCCAATATCAGTGCAGCACTCTGCGGCCTGGGGGTGGCGGCCCTGCTGGTCGCAACCGTTGGGGATTCGAGAGGTCATCTTTCGATCTCCTTACTTCTGTCCTTGATCTGCTGCACCCGCTGGCGCGTGACGCCGACGACGGCTGCAATGTACTCTGGCTTGTCTCCATCGGCCAGCATGCCCTTGATCACGGCGATGCGGTCTCGCGCAGCTTCCGTTTTCTCGTAGCCTGGCAGGCCCCTCATCACGTTTGATCTGGACCGCAGCCACAACGTCCAGGGAATCTCCATCGTCTTGACGCGGCGGCCGTTGTCCTTCTGGTAGCGGCGCATCCGCAGGCAGCCGTGCTGGCGCCTAGTCTCGAGGCACTTCATGCTGGCCTCCCCCACAAGTAGCCCCAGCGTTTACGCCAAGCGTCGGCTGTCTCTTCGTCGACCTCCTCCATGATGGCGTCGGCTTCGTTGAGCGCATGCTCCATCTCCACCAGCACACGGTCTTGCTCGGTGTTCTGCGCCTCTAGGCTGCACTTGCTTGGCATACAGTCCTGCGTAGCGCAGGGTGGACCAATAACAGCCAGCACTTCTTCGTTGGAAAGTCTGCGTGGCGCGTAGAACACTGGCTTAAAAGTTACGCCATGCTCCGGCTGCTCCAGCGCGGCCTCAATTTCCTGATTCGCATCTGTCAGGCGTTGCAGTGCATCTTCTGCCAGCGCGGCGCGGAGGGCGGTGATGGATTCGTCGCAAATGAGTAGCCCTTTGCGCTCGGCTGCGGCGTATGACTGCATAGCTTCCAACGCCTCCAGCGCCTGCTGGGCAGCTTCGCGTAGTGTGGTCATGCTTGCCCCTCCGCTCTTGCAATAGCGGCGCGGGCCGCATTGATGTCGCTTTGCAAGTCCCACTTCTTCTGGAAGTAATCTGTAGCGTAGGTGCCCCAATGCTCAATCGCATCAGTTGCATCTT